GCCCTTAAACCCTCTAGGTGTGTGAGAATACCTTCTCACCCGTGCGTCTTAAGTCCTTGATAACCTACTGAGTAGAGGGGCGCGATAACCGGGCATGGAGCTCGAGGAGACTATACTGAAAAGTATAGCCTCCCCTGGGCAGAAATGCCTTAAGGGTTATTCAATCCTCCGCTCTTTAAAGGCGAGGAACATGACGAAGTCAAATTCCTCGGTGCGGAGAAATCTAGACACCGCATCGATAAATGCAGTGGCACCCCTCCTTAGGCTTATAGCCAAAGGTAAGATATCGGACGTACGCGTTCAGGGCTTGGTTTCCAAATACTTTGAATGTATGCGGAGCCGGCTAAGAGACAATGGTTCTTTGTACACCATATGGTGGGCAAAGGACATGTATTACATTGCCTCGAGAATAGCTTTAGGTCTGGATGTAAATCCAGAAGCACTAAAGGTGCCTTGTGGAAAGATTAAGGCCCGAAAGAGGGTCAAGTTCTTACTCACTCTTTTGGAGAGTAAGGATCCAGACTTAATTCGTCTGGCTCTTTCCATACTATCTAAGGGTAGGGAATTTCTAATCAATCTTCCCTTTGATCCCAGTACGATAGTAGCACCCTACTCCGGAGTTATTGACCTGGATAGGATAGCGGAAAGCCCGAAGTTTGAAAGAACCGTAAGGTACTTTCAAAAGGTTGTGGCGCGAGCCAAACCTTTATCTGACTTCGTGCTTAGGGGTCAAAATCGTTTTCCAATCTCAGCTAAAGCTGGACCTAATGGTCCAGCCTCGATTAGTTGGGGTCGTGATGTGTTTGCTCTTAAATTACGAGCATCCTCACGATCACTCTATAGGCGGATACTGGAGTTAGGTGACATTACCTGTCCTGTCAGGGAAGAGTTCAAAGAACTCTGGTCCTATGTAGCAGATTCTGACTACATTATGGACTACCTGGAAGAGAGGAAGAGTTATAGCAGAATACGGCAGTTCCCAGAGAAATTTGGGAAACAGCGCGTGATAGCTATACTTGACCTGTTCACTCAAAGTGTATGCCTACCGATTCATCAGTATTTGATGAATATCCTTCGGCTTTTTCGTGCCGATGGGACTTTTGATCAAAATTCCATGGTCAAAAGGGTTCAGGCTTGGACTCTGGAGGATGAGCAATTATTCTCCTTTGACTTGAGTGCGGCCACGGACAGGTTACCTGTTGCTCTTCAGGAGAAGGTTTTAGCATCTTTATTAGGTGCTCAACCTTGGCCTGAATGGCTTAAGGGAAACCCTGTACTGGTAGCTACACTCTGGAGATCGGTCCTCACTAAAAGGTATTTTGAGGGCCCCTCAAAAGAGTGGTTGAGGTATGCTGTGGGTCAGCCAATGGGAGCTTATAGCTCCTGGCCTGCCCTAGCTGTGACTCATCACTTCATTATCCACTGGGCTGGTATGCGAACCAGCATGACTTGGACACAGGTTAGTAATAACTATGTAGTCCTAGGAGACGATGTAGTGATACGCGGCTCTGATTTGGCCAGACAGTATCAACTTTTAATGACTGAACTGGGTGTGGATATTTCCATATCCAAATCGGTTGTTGGAGTTGGTGTGGCTGAGATTGCTAAAAGGTTGTTAATAAAGGGTCAGGACATTAGTCCCGTATCCTGGACATTGATGGAACTGTCAAATAAACAGCTTCTCTTTGCCCCATCCCTCTATCATCATTTATGTGATAGAGGGATATTACAACCAAAAGACCCCGAGGTTGTTGAAATCTTTGCTAAAGTAATGGGGAAACCTGTTATTTTACAGATATTACTCACTTGTCCCATTTGGTGGAATTCCAACTCACCATGGTGGGAACGATTCAGTGACGGGGATTATCGCAGATTCCTAGAGAAAGTAGTGAGTAAGAGTGCTGAATATGTGTTTCCAATGAGTAGCACTATTCAGTATTTAGACAACCGTTATCCGACAGTGGAGATAGGGGACGATGGGGAAATTGTTGCCCCATGGTACAAACCTGGATGGTTTGTTCTAGATAGCTTGAGGAAAGCTATCCTGAGTCCTATCTCGGCGGTAACGCTAGAGGAGCTGCTGCTCTTTAAAGAGCAGTGTGAGTCACTTAAGGTCTTAGACCAAAAAGTGCGGCCTGTTAGGGATCCATATCTTTCAATGGATCTCCTCAGGTCCTCCTTTGTACTGCGTATGTATCGATGGCTTTACCCGAAAGCCGAACTGTTTGAGGTAGTCTAGCCTCAAATAGGTCCTAGGGATCTGTCACTGCTGGATGGGGT